AGGAGCATGCATCGCTTGCCCTGGCCGACCACGATCCCGGTGCCGGCTGACGTTTTGACGGTGACGGTGTAGGCACCGGTCGTGTTATTGAATATCATCCCATCCCAATAATTCGGCACGACGAGATTCCGATTCACCGAGAGCGCGCCGGTAATCGTCAGGTATTCCGCACGCTGCTGAGTCCCTCCCACTATCCAATCCCCACCGGAAATATCCAGAGATGATTGAGGTGATGCCCAATGCGGGATATATGTCCGGCGAAGATCGATATAGCTAGTGACCGTGCTCGATCCGGTATCCACGGAGTACAGTACTTCGACTTCTTGCGCCCCTTGCGTGCCAGTAGTCCTGACCCCTAGCGTGCCGTCGCGATTGAGGTAAATGGTATTCGTGGTGCTCGCCGTCAGCGTGACTGTGCCATTTGGTACCGTCACCAGGATGCCTGACCCGGAGATGATTTGACCACCGTAATACCCCCATGTTAATCCGGAGCATGCCGACGCCCGGCGTCCGCCGAACATCGCCGGCGATGCAACGTCGAACAGCGCATTCGCGGTGACTTCCTTCGACGACTGCGATTGCACGATTAGATCGATATTTGTAGTGCTGTCCGCCATCGATTACCTCGTAATGGATTGTGTGAGCGGATATCCGCGTCCGACGACTGCAGACATCTGGTAGATTTTGAGATACAGCGTAGATTGGTTGGAGCCGAAATCGGCCATCTGGTTGGCGCTGGTGTAGGATGCGGTCGGCGAGGTCGTACTGATCGTGCGCTTGATGGTGGCATAGGTGCCGTTTGCGTAGATTTCGATCTGGTACGCCTCGACGTCCTCGCCGAGCGATGCATCGACGTAATCCCTCCATTCGCCCCCCGTCCGCGTGCGTCTGATCCATGTCAGCGTCCAGTCGCCGCTCGATGGATCGCGGCCGCCATTGAGATAGACTGGCGACAGCGGTTTGAGATTGACGCCGGAATAGGTGAATGACTGATTGCTGTCGGTGCTGAGGTCCTGATCTATGGTGATGCCGCGATAGAGGTACGACAGGCCGATGCTGCCTGAACTCATCTCGATCGCGGCCACGTCGATGCTATCGAGCAGCACCAGCGTATCGCCGGCGGCGTGCAGCCCCATCGCCCATTCGCTCCCGAACCGCCCCCGCAGCAGGTTCTGCAGCACGTAGCTCGTGCCGCTCACCAGCGTGCAGGTCTGCGCGGCGATGATCTCCCAGCGGCCATCGGCCCCGTACGCAAAGTGGTTCGCGCCGCCGAGCATCGCGAGCTGCGTGACGCTGTACAGCGCGCCCTGGGTCAGCGTGACGTTGAGCAGGCTGGCGCTGTCGATCATCCGTGATTCGACGACGCCGAGGCTGTTGGTACAGGTGCCCATCGAGGATCCCGGTGGCCCGAAGTCCTGCAGGATCCCCCAGGTGCTGCCCGCATCGGTCGATTGCATCAGGATCCCCCCTCTCCAGCCGGCCAGCGCTCCGGTCATCGCCGCCAGAAACGACGGCCCGGACTGCGCGCTGTGGATCATCGGCAGGTCGAGCAGGACATAGACCGAGGCCCCCACCGGTGTGATCGTCGTAGGCCCGGTCACGGCTGGAGTCGATGCGACCGCCGTCGGCGTATAGATCGCCGCGCTGGCGTATTTCGCTTGGCACTCTACCCTGCCGTCGCTGGTGTACGTGATCGCGGTCAGACGCAGGCTGACGTTTCCCTCGGGCGTGACCAGCGTCACCACATCGCCCGGCTCCAGATGGTTGTAGGTCGGCGGCAGATTCACCGCCACATCGTAGCGCTCCATCCAGTAGAGATAGAGCAGCACCTCGGCCTTGCCGGCCGCCTCGGTCGCGGTCAGGACGATCGGCAGATCGAGGACGGTTGCGTTGATGGCCGACGTGTTCAGCCGCTCGGCGTACTGCGTTCCGACGTTGTATTCTCGGTCGTAGTCCAGGTGCTGCACGGTGACGCGACGATGCAGTTGCGAGTCCATTTCGCGACGGGTAATGACCTGCACGCCCGGCGCGTCACCGGCAGATCGCGCGTCCAGGTCTGCGGCTGGAATGGTGGCGACCGAGGTGGATCCTGTCCTCAGGAGGTACTGGATCTGGTACCCGTGCTGGCGAACGTCGAACGGCCATGCGGCTTGCAGCGGCTCCAGGGCCCCTCGAATGGCCCCGATGCTGGATACTCGATACCCGGTGACCAATGGCGTCAGCGTGGTCACGTCAATATTTTCAGCGGTCAGCAATCCAGACAATAGGCTCTCTGCCGAAACGATTTCTCCCAGCGTAACCACTCCACTCGACCCAGGAGTCACCACCGTCACCCCGATACTGTATTTATGGTTAGAAAACTCCTTTATCGGGAGAATTCTGTTTGACCCATTCCACACCAACTTTATCCAGTTCGGGGAGGATGAACCAAAAGTCATGATCGATACAAAGTCAGTCCCGCTACGATTGACGAATCCATGCGCCAACGTGGATATTCCAACAACATCAGTGTAGGAGACGCATAATGCACTGAGCTTTTCGATTACGGTAATTTCTTCCCAGGCAGCACCATTCGCAGAGTACAGGACTGCATACACAGATTTCGAGCAAGCAAAGAATTCGCTTCCGCGAGCAACCAAACTTATCCACCCAGCGGAGCTAGATACATCAGCGGCATGCGACCAGCTGACGCCATCTGGCGAGATCATTACTCGACCGGTACTTGGGCTGATGGCGACTATGAGTGATCCATTCCACGCGATCAACGAATACGAATGAGAGGTTCCTCCTGGAATGGTTGCGGTGCTCCATGATGCGCCATCTGTTGATGTGATTACCTTATCCCAATAGGTCCCCACATACAGCGATCCGGTATGCACAAATACAGGGATGGACACTTCTCCTGGTACAAGGGTTATTCTACTAGACCAATTGATACCATCCGGTGAAGTATACAGCTCATTAATTCTCCCGTAGATAAACAGGCTACCAACAAAACATAGTCCGCGATATTGTTGATAGCTCTCATTAACTTTGACTCTAGATGTCCATGTAGCCCCATTATCCGTCGATGTGTAATGTGTAGTTGATAAATATAAATTCCCCTCGCTAGGAATCCACAAATATTTTCCTGCTCCATACGCTAACAATGGAAATGAGTTTGTCGCCGGATACGTGTTAAATCCTGTGGCATACGCATTGATTTGAAGCGATGGGCGATTCATGACAATTTCCGCCCGCACTTGCGCGCCAGCGAGCGAATTCCCATAGGGGGCCAGGTTCAGGTCGTAGAACACAAGGTAAGCCAACCCACGCCACGCGGGCGTGTTGGCTACTCCCAGTGTGGCCTGCATTCGGGCGTCGGCGGCCTGCGTATCCGTGCCCAGGTAGAGATGGAATCCCGCCGCGGCGGCTGCGCTGGCGGCGATCGTTCCAGGGTCCGTAGAGTCCGCATCGTAGATGAGGTTTGGACCGATCCATAGGCGACGAATGGCCGTGATCGGCCCCTTGCACAGCCCGACCGCGAAGGTCGCCGAGTAGGTATAGGTGCGGGTCGTCGTCTTGCCGCCACCCCCCTTTCCTCCGGATTTCTTCTTGGTCACCGTCTCTTTCAGGCGGTTATTCTCCAGCCAGAAGAGATTGCCGTTGACCGTTACGGTGCCGTAGACGCGCGGGATCACGGCCCCGTAGGTGCTGGTTTGGACCGTGAGGTCATCCAGACGAGGACCATTGACCGTCGGCCCCTTTGGCGGACTCAGCAGTCCGCCGGCCATCAACCCGAGCTGCGCGCCATAGAGCGCGCCGGTCGGACCGCCAATCAGGAATCCGGCGACCGCGCCAACGAGCCCCCCAACGACCTGGCCACCGCTCATGACACCCCACGGAATCGATAGACGCGCACGATCCTGGACTGCCAGAGGCTGGAGAGCCGGTGCTCGCAACACTGCCCAGCCGCCTCGTAGGCGTGGATGATGGTCTCTCCGGCACAAATGGCCAGGTGCTGGGGATCACTCGCAAATCGCATCAGCAGAAGATCGCCTGGGGATCTGGTGGATAAGGAAACGCGCTCCAGGCAGGGCTGGTCATCCAGTGACCGCTCTAGCTGTCCGCTGACCGGGCTGCGCCCATAGCCCGACACGTCCAGATGCCCAACGCCGATCTGCCGCGCCACGTGAATGGCTACGCCGGCACAATCGAGGCCGAATCCGATCAACCGTCCCTGGTGGCGAAACGGTGTGCCGAGACACTGACGCGCTGCAGTGAGAATGTCGTCTGTGGTCATTGTCCGCCCTGTCCGACCTGGGCATAGGTGCTGCCCGTGGGAATCCACGGGAATCCGCCGAAGTTGAGCACATTGCTGCCGCCGACTCTGTTCTGACAGTCGCTCAGGCGCTTGCGACAGCCCCGCACCATGCTGTAGCTATTGCCCACCACCGGGAGATAATAGAATGGCTCGTAGGTCGTGATGACGCCCCCTGCAAAGCTCTTGATCTCCAGTGCTTTCAGTCCTGCATTCGGGCCGGACGTGAACTGGATCGTTCCGGCTCCAAAGGTGTCATCAGCCTCAGATCGCCCAGAGTCGGCGAATACTGCGGCGCTGGTCACGCCGGTCAGGGTGCCCGTGACCGTGTTGGCCGCCAGACTGGCCATGCATCCCCCATACTCCTGACCGCAGAAGGTTTTGGGGCAGGCAGCGCCATAGATCTGTCCGACCGACTGATTGAGCGCGTCGATCAGCGACACGCCGCCGATCTGGAATCGGTCATCCAGCAGGGAAGTTTTTCCGAATACCCCGGATACGATCGGCTCCTGATCCTCCACGGGGGAGGTCCATGTGGTCGCAAACACGTAGCATCGCGCGCCGTCGAATACCCCGCTGGCGACGGCCGCGCGCGAGATGCCAGCCACCCCGGCGATGCCCTCGATGTCGATCGATGCCGGCGAGAAATCGGCGCGACTGTCGTAGCCGGTGAATTGGTATCCAGAGGTGGAGAGATACGGGTGACCGCCCATCACGAGGTCTCTCGGGTAGTCGGTGAGGTAGACCGGGCTGCCCGATACCGGCACGATGCGCAGACAGAATACCCGGTAGCGGTAATCGGCGACGGTGGATTTCATGGGTTCAGCAACTCAATGATGTCGATCGATCCGCAATCCCGGATGGCGATGTCAATGGCCGTGATCTCGATCTGCGAATGGAACCGGCAGGGGAGGTCGAACTGGCAGCCGGCGGTGATGGTGTCGGTGAGCAGCGGCGCCGGGGAAATGGTGATCAGGCCGGTCGTGGTGTCGACCGTCAGGCCAGAACTGATCGTCGCGCCGTTCTTGGCCGCGACGACGGTGCCGGCGACGGGTTTGTAAATGTTTCGCCAGGGGTAACCGACCCCTGCCAGGGCTGTGCCGTTGGTGCCGTAGAAATTGCGCAGTTGGTAGATGCCGGTCGCCGAGTTCGCCAGCACCTCGTCGGTCGGCGTCGGCGGGCCGGTGAGATTGTTTGTGCTGAAATCATCCAGGCATTTCACGCGGAAACCGGCGAACTTGCCGTAGGCGCGGTGATAGAGGGCGATGACGCGCGCCCAGAGGTCCGCCTGGTCGGTCGTGAAGTTGACGTGGAACGAGCGTACCGGGAAGGGCTGTACGAGCTTGCGATACTCGGCGCCGCCGGCCGTGGTGGAGATCTGAACGATGTAGTCGTCGGCATAGGACATGCCGATCCGGACGTCGATCGGGAGACGCTCTTCGAGAAAGCTAGGCATATCTTCTGGCTCCTGCCAGTGCGGCCATGGCTTCCCGTGCGCCCTGGCCGGCGGCCCGGCGCACATCGGGTGCATTGCTGTTTCCGTTGACGTGCACGGTGATCTGGATCGGCTGGCCGTAGTTGCCGGTGTTCTGCGATGCCGGAATGATTCGCTCGCCCTGGTGGACTTTGGCTAGCATGTCGCGCGGCACGTAGTCGGTCCCGACGTCGAAGCCGAACAGGTTGCTGAAGAATCCGCCGATCCCGGAAAGCAGTCCGCCGGCAGATTTGCCGAGCCCTCCCGAGTCGATCCAGTTTTCGGTTGCTGTTCCGGCGCCGGCCATCGTCGGCGATCCCATGCCCAGCAGACTCGACAGCCAGCCGCCGCTGGTGGGTGTTCCGACGGCGCCGAACAGCCGCTTGCCGAGATCGGCGGCGACGGCATCGGCGATCATCCGCTGCAGCATCACGCCGAAGGATTTCAGCATGCCCTGGACGCCCTTCTCGAACGGGTTGAACAGGAAGTCGGCCATGGCGCCCTGGATGCCGCGGTACGCGCTGGTGAATTGCTCCTCGGCCGTCTTCGCGGCATTCGTGGCGTTGTCCATGTAGGTGTCAAATGCCCGCTGGGCGCCGATCTCATAGGTTCTGGACAGGGCATCGTTCTGGCGCAGGATGGCCTCGGCGTCCTTGGCCGCGGCGTCGGCATGCTGGAGCATGGCGTCTCTCGCCGCGTCGGTCAGCGGTTTGCCGGACGCTTCCAGCTGGTTGATCCGGGCCATGACTTCGGCTCGCCGCTGCTCGCGCAGGACGTGGGCCTCCAGTTCGATGCCGTAGAGGCCGATCTGCCCGCGCGCGTCGAGCAGCTTTCGATTCTGTTCCTCGAGGCGGGTGCTGTAGTCCTTCACCGATTTTTCGCTTTCGGCGATCTGGATTGCATCAATTTTCTGCAGGGCCGTAGTCGCTTCAATGCCCTCCTTCCACGCGAGCTGCGCCGCCTTGACCTTGAGCATGACGTACTGGTTGCTTTCCAGACGGGCATTCATCTGGTCGAGCTGGTTGAGGAAGTTCTGGTATTCGCTCGCCTTTTCCGCAGGGGATGCCGGTGCGCGTCCAGAGGAGCGCTCTTCTTTATCGTCCGGCTCGGACTTCGGGTACCACTTCTTGCCGGTCTTTGCTGGGTCCGCGGCCGATCCGGCGTTGAAGTTGTCCGCCCCCCAGGCGAGCGCCATCGCCTTCGCGTTGCGCACCGACTGCGCGACGACGTTGTTTCCGAAGGCGTCCCAGCGCTTGCCCAGATCGTCTGGAATGGCCTTGAGATCGTTCCACGCGCCCTCGACGTTGCCGGTCGCTGCCTTGGCAATGGCGCCGACGACGCGCGAGACCACGTCGCCCATGGCCTTGAAGGACTGGATGACCGCTTCCGAGACGATATAGGCCACTTCCTTGAGGCCGTAGAAGATGCTGACCAGCGTCGCCATCGAGTATCGAAATGCGTTCACTACGATCGGGAAGCCCTCCTTGAAGAACGTCGCCAAGTCGGTCAGGATCGGCATGATCATGTCGGCGATGGCTTTCTTGAAGCCCTGCGCCATCAGATCGCTTTCGCGGTTGAAGTCGGCCACGGCCTTCTCGTAGGCGGTCACTGCCTCCTGCGTGCCGGTGCCGATGATGAGGTTGTAGTCGACCAACCGCTGTCCGGCTTCTTCCACCTTCTCATTGGTGATCGACAAGGCATCCGTAATTTCCTTGTAGCTCCCGATTCCGATGGCCGCGGCGGCGGCGGCGCGATCATAGCCGTCCGCATACTCATCCAGCACGCGCTTTGCGGAACGCAGGATGTCTTCCGACGATCGCACCTCGCCGAAGTAGTCGTGCGTCTCGATGCCCAGTTCCTGCAGCGCTTCAGAGTTGGTGCGTGCCGCCTTGGTTGCGGCCTGCAGCGTGGAGACATACGCGCCGCTGCCGACGCCGGCACCCTTCAGGGCTTCGTTGAGCGCAGAGGCATGGTCTGCGGACAGCAGGAGGCCTTCCTGTAGCGTCTTTACTTCCTTGTTCAGTGCGATGACCGAGTCGATGTTTTCCGACTGGTAGGAGTCGCCGGTGAACAACCCCTCGATGAATCCGACCGAGGAAGAGACAATCTTGTACGCGGCATAGATCGCAGAGGCTGCGGCGACGGTGATGCCGGCGGCGAGCGCGACGCCAATGAGGATCAATTTTGCTTTGACGAACTCTTCGACCTTATCCATCCAGGTCTGTGCGACGACAAGCCCGGTCGCGAAACCGGCGCCGATGGCTTCGGCGATCTTTTCCCTCCAGGACTTGGCGTCCACCTTTTCGACCGCTTTGTTGATGCTGTCAATGGCCTCGGACGATTTCCCGGCAGCGCCCATAACGCGATCGTTCGCCGCCTCGAAATCGCTCGCCATCTGCTGCGATGACTGGCCGGCCGCAGTGGCAGCTCGGTCGAAGGCCGTCTGGAACTGGTCGGCGTTGGCCGCGGCTGCCGACATACTCGCGTCGGCGATGTCGGCAGAGCGAATCATGGCCGCTTCGAACTTGTCGACGCTGGCGTTGATTTCGATGTTGATCAGGGAGAGCATGATTTACTCCGGTGGAATGCCAAAGATGGCCGCATCGGCCCAGTCGGCAAGTGCTTCGTCGGTGAGGGGCCGGTCCTCGGCTGGGGCTTCCGGCTCTGGCCGTTCGAGGTAGGGCATGAAGTCTGCCGGCAGCGCCGGGTCGGCACCCTCTGTGCGAGCCTTCCCGGCATAGTTGGCGATCGTCGAAGCGACAATCCCTGCCCGCAGATCCGCGCGGTCTTCGCCCCAGGGCTCGATCTGGTAGTACAGGCACCACTCCTGGAATTCGGCATAGGAGAGCGTCGCCCGGAGTTCCTGAATCGTCCGCCCCATCGCCAGCGCGAGGCGAAAGAGCATCCGGCGCTCCGGGCTGGCCCTTAGTTTTTTGCGGATTCCTCCTTGACCGAAAAGCCGTTGACGGTCATGACGGCCGAGACCAGTTCGCCGATGCGCGACTGCGCCGACGCGCGCAGGGCCGGCAGGTCGGCGGCGGTGAAGGTGGGTTGGCCGGCGTCATCGACGACCGAGGCGATGACGAGCAGGAAGCCGAAATCGGCTTTCTGCGCCTCGGTCTTGCATGCCTCGCGGATATCGGAAACTTCCGGGGCGCTGAGTTCGCGCAGGCGGACGGTACCAATGCCGGGAATGTCCCGGTCGATGATCTTGGGCGCGAAGAGCGCGAGCAAGGCGGATTTGTCGAGGGCCATGAGGTGTCCTTGGTGAGATGGCTATCAGCCGCGGAAGATCGGGCCGGTAACGACGATGGTGGCGGACGCTCGCAAGACTTTGTCGACGCCGGCGACCGGTTCGGTGATCTTCTGTACGAATCCCTGCCAGGCGCGGATCTTCAGGCCACCGGGGTAGTATTGCTTGAACACGACGACGGCTTGAGCGGTCCGGGCAGCAATCAAGCGCAGTTGCCCGACGTCCGCATCGTCCGTGTCATACGTCAGCGAGTAGTTGCCCATGTCCTGCAAGCCCTGGCGCTTTTCTTTGGCGGTCGAGTCGAGGTTGCTGACGTCGATCACGTTCGCGGTACCGCCGTCCGGGTTGAAATCGATTACGTTGCCGACCTTCGAGAAGGTTTGCGGCGTGGCGGTCCCGGTCGTGCCCGCCGTGGCAAAGCCGGATGAGTCGATGGCGACCGTGAAGCTCGGACTGGTGGCGGCGGTGACGATGCCGAGCAGGCCATTGATTTCCGGCATGCCGGTGACGGCGCCGAAGATGACCACATCGCCCACGGCGAGGGTGTTCGTGGCGGTGACGACGGCCGAGGTCGCTTTGGTGATGCCAGTGATTGAAATGGCTGAGCCGGGCGTGCCGGAGACGTAGAACTTCGACTGCTGTGCTACTTGGGCGGTGGATGGCATTTGCGGTGCTCCCTAAAAATGCCGCCGGCTGGCGGCGGGTGAGGTTCAGAAGGTCAGTGATACCAGAAGGAAAACTCGTAGATGAATCCGTGCAGTTCGGTGTCGGATTCGTAGGTGCCTCGGCGGCTACGCTGCACGCCGGTGAGCGTGCCGGCGGCAAAGGCGGCAGCAATCGCGGTGGCCACCGCTTCTCCGGCAGTCTTTGCGCCCAGATAGGTGGCGTCCCAGATCGTCACCTGGTAGAGGCTATTCTGGATCGGCTGTCCGTCCGAGAGGGTGTTCTCGGTGGGCGTGACGATTTCCGTCAGCACACCGTACGGGCGGATGGCTCCCTGTTCGGCCAGGTTGTAGTGCAGACCGCCCGTGAGCAGGGGGTGGATGAGGTTAAACAGCGCGGCCTCGATCATTTGCTGCTCCAGGTCTGCGCGATCAGCTGCTCGATCTGGCCGGGGAACTGCTGGCGAAACCGTTCGACGACCGGGCGGACGAACGGTTGCGCAGCGGCATGGCTGGTGCCGTATTCGACGTGCGCGGCGTAATCGACGGTGCGATTGCCGATGGAGATGCGCACCGTCGATCCCTTGATCCCTTTGGCGTCCATCACTTTGACCGAATTTTTGAGCGCGCCAGTCCGCTCTGGACAGGCGGCGCGTATCTGCTGGGCCAGCTGATCGGCCAGGGCCCGCAGTTCGGCCTGCAAGTCCTGTCGTTGCGCGGCGATCGAGACCGCGATCCCCGTGCGAAATTTGTCGACGCCGATGACCTGCGTTTTAGCCATCCACCAGCCCCTCGGCGACAGACAGGACGATGAAGCGTCGGCCTTCTTCGATATGGATCGCGGCGCCGATGTTGAAGTGGCGTCCGGCGTAGGAAACGCGCATGGCGGCAACGGTCACCGGGTTGTCAAAGACCGCTTGCCAGCGGATGATCATGTGGTGAGTGACCTCGGCGTAGACCGATTGTGCGTTGATCAACTCGCGGCCGGCGAGCGGGTGCACGTGCGCCCAGACGGTGGCCACATCCATCCAGGTCACGACCGGGCCGCCGATCGCGTCACGGGTAATGCTGGCCTGCTGGATCGTGATGCGTTTGTCGAGCACGCCAATCGGCACCGTCCGGCCAGGCGAGAATGCGGACGGGTGCATCAGCCCACCCACCAGACTCGCTCTGCATCCAGCAGACGGTCGAGGTAGGGAAGCGTTTTGAGATTGGCCAGGTCGAGTCCGCTTGGGTTGTCGAGCGCCTGGCAGACGTGGGCCATGATCCAGAGGCGGATATTGTTCGGCACGGATGCCGCACTCGCGCCATAGCCGACGACATATCGGACTCGTACGGCATTTTCTATGGTCTGTGTGGATGGCCAGGTTTGCCCGTATTTGAGCAGCGCTCGGCTGGGAATGCTTTCGGTGTCGAGCTGATAGACGCTGCCAGAGAGCGTTTGCTCGACACCTTCCGGATCGAGGTACTTGATGCTGGTAATCGACTGTGCGTCGGGCAGGGTCAGGTCGATCGGGCCGGCAGGTAACGCGTCCAGCACCAGCTCTACGGTCTGCGTGATCAGCCGCCGGCCTTGCTGGTGCTCCGCCTGCTGCCGGAATGCTGTAATCAGGATGGCAATTTGCGTGTCGAATTCCGACCCGTCAATCCGAGCAGATGCTTTGATTTCTGCCGAGGTGACTGGCTCGGCGGCCGGCCCGGTGACTGTGACCAGCATCTCTCTATGTCCTCCACCCGGCGAATCGATTCGGCGGATTTGAATCAGGGGCGGATGCAGGGTCCATTCCGGTTTCCCAGAGCAGCGTGCCCTCTGTCGTGTAATCAATCGGCACAATTGCATGGATCATTTGATCGCCGGTAGCTGCGTTGATCAGCAAAATACTGTCTTCTGGGATTTCCTCATCAACCGCGGGAATAACATAAACTTCTTTCCAGAATACGCTCATTTGCCTTTACCTCCTTCGGGTTTTGGCTTCGGCTTTTTCTCCGGCTTCCCTTCTTTTTTCAGGGTTGCTGAAGTCTTGGTCGTCTCTCCGGCCTTCCGAAAAACATCCGTGCCGTCTGGTTTTGTCTCAACCAATTTTTCCTTAATTGGAGGCACGTTGTCTGAAGATACTTCGATTTTCAGGTCTTTACCGGATTTCCCGCGCATGATCGCTCCTGCCGGGATAGTGTAGTATGGAGCGAATACCGCCAGAATATCATTGTTCATGTCGTAATCGCCTGTAGTTCTGCGTCGGTCATTTTGTAGTTGTAAATGGCAATGTCTCCGACATACCCCTGAACTGTATTACCAATGCTGATTGTCGCACCACTACCCCAAGACCCGTCGAATACTCCAGAAGCAGGTGTGGCTCCATTCCCGGTTACTTTTTGCGTCGATCCTCCCCAGGCTACAGCTCTTTTCACCATAGCTCCTGCGGTCATATCATCTAGTCCTGTTTTGCTGACCGTATTTACCCCATCATAACTAGACCATGAGGTATTTTCATTGGAGCTATTGACGAAGCTTGACCCATTAGGCAAATATACGGCAAAACGCGATGTAAGGGCACCTGAAGATTTCAAAATGGAATAGCATGTGCCCACAGTAAAGTCTATATTCCCTGATGTCTGATATGTCAATACCTCAGCATTCCTCGCCACCGTCGCGGTAGTCGTGACAATCGGGCTCGTCGCCACTGACCCAGCCTCGTTTTGTACGCAGTCAACGGCTATGGCGTCGCCTGATGTGGATATTTTGAATCC